TTGCGACCTCCTGTTTGAAAGGACCTAATCCGTAACGGGTTGTATCCAGAAATCGTCCGTAGGCTCGGCAATGTCCCCGGGCAGGTTTTTCCCGGCCCCGGGCGGCTAAGAGCGGCCACAGCGCCTGCCCCGGACCACGGATCGATCCCCCGGATTAGGCCGGGGACCCCGTTGGACAGGCTCTCATCCGAGTCATGGAGAACTTAACCCTTCCTCCTGCCTCAGATATATAGTCTCTCATGTTCATTTATAAATGGACACTCTTTTAGAGTCTGTTAATCCTGTAAATCCCATCAAAGGTCTTTTTGCCAATCTGTGCTCTCTGCGCATGGTAGTGAGAACTTACCCGTCCGTGCATTTTGCCGTTTCTATTGCCGTTTCTATTGCCGCTTCTGGTTGCCGCTTCCGGTTGCCGTTTTGCAGGGCTAAATCACAACGTGGCATGATACTGCCGGATTAAAACGAATTCAGGAAGTAAAGGATTGAGGGATTCAGGGATTAAGGATTAATTCCCCAATTACTTAATTCCGGATTTCCCAACATCCCTTAATTGGGGGTTTTAAGCCCTTCCGGCTAAACGCCTCTGGTCATGGACTGGCCAGGGAGAGCTTAGAGAAAGGAATGAAAACAGATTATGTGCTTCGGATCGCCTTCAGTTCCAGCTCCTCCACCGGCTCCTCCTCCTCCGCCGAGCCTTCCCGACCAAGGCGTGCAGAATGCGGGGCAGAACCAGCGTAACCTGGCTGCCATGGCGTATGGGGCGAGCCAGACGATTTTGACGGGTCCGCAGGGATTGCAGACGCCGGCGGGGACAACGGCCAACAGCGGAAAGACGTTGTTGGGAGGCTGAAGGAGAGGAGCAGGCTGAAGGTAATTAGGCTGTTAGGCTGAAGGTAATTAGGCTGTTAGGCAGTACCTGAGAGCCTTCAGTCTCTCTTTTGCTTCAGCCTGCGCTTCGCCTTCAGCCTAATAGCCTATAAAGGAGCTTTCTTTGGGAGACGTTTTGCCCAGGGCGCGTACAAGCGAGGACCTCAAAATCCCACTCGTAAGTCAGATCGACAAGATTCCGCAGATCCGGGATTTGCGGAGATATGTGGACAGGCGGCTTGTGGGGCTGCGGGTTGACCGGTGGAGCTACTGGCAGCACTGGAGGCAGCTCAGCGATTTTATCCTGCCGCGGCGCGGCCGGTATCTCATGACCCCCAACCAGGCGACCAGGGGCGACCCGGTCGGATCGAGGATGATCAATGAGACCCCCATATTTGCATTAAGGACTTTGGCGGCTGGACTAATGGCGGGGCTTACGAGTCCGGCCAGGCCGTGGTTTCGGTTGTCGATCAGGGACATGGACGTATCCGACAACACACCGGTCAGGCTTTGGCTTGACGAGGTGACCAAGCGCATGCTGACGGTGCTTTCCCAGAGCAACGCCTACAACGCGCTCCACGTGATCTACGAGGAGCTGGGGTGCTTCGGGACCGGACTGGTGCTGATAGAGGAGGATTATAACGATGTCATCAGGTGTCAGACCCTTACCGCGGGCGAATACTATCTCGCGTCAAGCGGCAATAATCAGATTGATACTCTTTACCGGGAATACGTACTCGCAACAGGTCAGGTTGTGGAGCGCTTTGGACTTGAGAATTGCAGTCCCCAGGTCAAAAGCCTTTGGGCCAGTGGACAGCTCGATAAGGAAGTAAACGTCGCGCAGGCGATCGAGCCAAACGACGACCGGGCCCCGCAAGTGCCGGGGCTTAAAGGGCGGAAGTTTCGGAGCGTGATCTGGGAGTGGGGGCAGAGTCAGAACCTGGTGCTCGACCTTCGGGGCTACCATGAGCAGCCCTTCTGCGCGCCCAGGTGGCATGTGATCGGAAACGATTCCTACGGCAGGTCCCCCGGGATGGAGGCGCTGGCAAGCTCGAAGATGCTCCAGCAGTTGGAGAAGCGGACGGCCCAGGCGATAGACAAGGTGCTCAATCCTCCGATGGTGGCCGGCGTCGAGATGAAAAACGAGCCGGCGAGTCTTCTTCCGGGAGGAATTACCTATGTGACACGGATGGGACCCGATGGGGGATTTAAGCCCGCATACGAGGTGCCTCCGGATATCCGCGGGGCAGAGGAGAAGATCGCAAAGGCCGAAGAGAGGATCAACAGGGCCTTCTTTGCGGACCTGTTTTTGATGATAAGTCAAATGGATACAGTCAGGACGGCAACCGAGATCATCGAGCGAAAGCAGGAAAAGATGCTGATGCTGGGGCCGTTCCTCGAGCGCAGCCAGTTCGAGCTGATAAACCCGATGATCGAGCGCGTGTTTGCCATGATGTTTCGCGCGGGGTTGATTCCCCCGGCGCCGCCTGAGATTAGGGGCCGAGCGTTTGATATCGAAACGATCTCGACCCTTGCCGATGCGCAGAAAAGCACGGCGACCACGGGGATCGAGCGGCTTGTGGCGTTTGTGGGAAATCTGGCGGCCGCCAAACCGGAGGTCCTGGACAATGTGGACATGGACGAGACGGTAAGGGAATACGCGGATTTGATCGGGGTTACACAGAAATTGATTGTGGAGCAGGAGAAGCGGGACGCCATAAGGAAGCAGAGGATTCAGCAGGTGCAGATGCAGCAGGCGGCTCAAATGAGCATGGCCGGGGTGCAGGGGGCGAAGACTTTGAGTGAGACGGACGTTGGCGGCGGGCAGAATGCGCTGCAGAAAATGATGGGAACAGCAGTAGGCTGAAGGCTATTAGACTGTTAGGCTGAAGACTGAAGGCTGTTAGGTTTTAAGACCTTCAGCCTATCGTTTGCTTCAGCCTGCGCTTCGCCTTCAGCCTAATAGCCTTCAGCCTAATAGCCTAAAAAGGAATTTAAAATGTTGAGACTTACTCAGGGAATTGACGGGATGGGGTTTCCGATCGTCGCCGGAATGCAGCAAAGCGATACGATCTATGTGAACGTCATGGTTGCGAATACGGCCCAGTATGTGACGGTGCCCAGCGGGGCGAATTTCGTGCTCTTTGCAGCTTCGGGAAACAGCGACTTCTATATGCTGCTCAATGTGACGACCGGGCTTACCGTCCCTAATGCGACAGCAACGGAGGCTGCCGGGGCCTTGAGCATCCCGGAACTGAATCCGCTTTTGCGGCAGTTGAACGGGGCAAGCAAGATCGGGCTTATCAGCCCGACGGCGTGCGTGATCACGCTCGCGTTTTACAGTTAGGGCGTCGAAATGTCAGCAACGGTAAATTATCTCATTGTGGCCGGAGGCGGCGCCGGAGGCACTAACCTTGGCGGCGGCGGCGGCGCCGGGGGAATGCTTGCGAGCACTGCCAGCGTATCTTCCGGGACGGCCTACACGGTCACAGTCGGTGCCGGCGGCACTTCCAGCGCCCATAGCGGCGGGAATTCATCGGTAAACTTCGACAGTGGAACGATTGCTGCCACTGGCGGCGGATATGGCGCCTATTATAATTCCGCTGGAGTCAGCGGAGGATCGGGCGGCGGCGGGCAAGGCGACGGAGGCAGCTACCCTACTGGAGCTTCGGGCACTGCTGGGCAGGGATATGCCGGGGGAAATGGAAATTCCTCGACCTATATCTCTGGAGGCGGCGGAGGTGCTTCACAGGTTGGCTATAACGCTTCGGGCAGTGCAGGCGGCGCAGGCGGCAATGGTTCCTCTTCATCGATTTCCGGAACTGCCGTTACTTATGCAGGGGGTGGCGGAGGCGCTGGATACACACCAGGAAGCACCACGGCGGGAGCGGGCGGTTCAGGCGGCGGCGGCGGCGGCGCGGCAGCTTCCGGGGCTGCCGGCACGGCAGGATCAGCCAATACCGGAGGGGGCGGGGGCGGCGGAGCAGGCAACTCAGGCGCAGGCGGAGCGGGCGGTTCGGGCATCGTCATTATTTCCGCCACAATAGGAGTCATATCGAGCGCCACAGGCGGTTCGCATTCACAGTCAGGCGGCAACGATATTTGGACTTTCACTGCGAGCGGGACCTGGACGCCAACCCTCAGTTCGCCTGTTACGGTTTCTATATCCCACGGGGCCCTTACCCTTAGCGGCGAGCCTTCGCACGCAAACGAGGTGGACGGGATAGCTCATGGGGCATTGACCTTTGCGGCCAAAGCCCTGCATGTCAACCAGGCCATTGCAGTAGCGCATACTGCGCTCAGCCTGGCGGGTCAGGCCCTGCATATCAACGAGGCGCTTGTTATTGCTCATGGCGCCCTTACGCTGGCAGGGAAAGCGCTGCACGTAAATGAAGCCATTGTAATTGCTCACGTCGCTCTCAGCCTGGCGGGCAAGGCGCTGCACGTAAATGAGGCGATAGCTATTGCGCACGCGGTCCTTTCATTTTCCGCGAAAAGCCTCACCACGATAGTGGGGACAATGGTTGCAATTGGTTACGCGGCCCTGAGCTTTGCGGGTCAGGCTACCCATGTGAATGAGGTTATAGCGGTTGGCCATGCGGCTTTGACGATGGCCGGCAAGTCCCTGGTTGTGCTCGGCGCGACTGTAGTTTCAATCGCCTGCGGGGCGATGAGTTTTACCGGAAAGAGCCTTACAGGCGGGTTGAGAGCGATCAAGGCAGTGTATCTCAATGTCTGGTCGATGTGGATGGGGAGCCCGCGGTCGCGGGGATATTGAGCCATGGCAAATACAACGGTGGTCATTGCGGCGGGATCGATCGGCTTTACCGGCAACACGCTCTGGATAATCATGGGCCCGGTAAAAGCGATATATCTTGGAATTTGCTCGATGTGGGGCGGCAGCCCTAAAGCCAGGAGGGAGTGATATGGGGTTTTTTGACCGATTCAAACAGAAGCCGACGATGGGAATCCAGGGCCAGCCGCTCGAGGTTGTCTCCGGTCCGGGGGATTACGACGCCGAAAGAAACTCGGCTCGGATAGAGCAGCTTCGCGAGAGCATAAAACAGTTCGAGGATAACGGCCACGGCGATCACCCAAGGGTTGCCGAGCACAAGACCGAACTCGCAAAACATCTAAAAATAAGAGAGCTTTTCCACTCGGAAGAGGAGGCTTAAAATGGCATGGGTAGTCTACGATAAATTCAAACAGCAGGCCCTGGGGATCTCCGCCCAGACCACGATCAATCTTGCAACCGATACGATCAAGTGTCTCCTGGTGACCGCGAGCTATACGCCTACACTGGCTTCAGATGCAAGCCTGAACACGAGCGGCGTCTATTCAAACCAGGTGCCGACCGGGACCGCTTATGTGGACAGAGGGCCAGCCCTGCCAAGTCCGACCGTGAGCGCTCCGGCGAGCGACATAATCACGTTTTCAGGGAGCAACATTGTTATTGCCCAGGACGCCGGGGGCGGCTTCACCACTGCCAGGTATGCGATTCTCTACAAGGATACCGGGACGAACTCGACCAGTTTTCTTATCTGCTATGCGGACCTGGGGGGAAACAAGAGCAACACGGGAGGGTCGTTGACGCTCCAGATAGATGCGGCGGGGATCTTCACGCTGACGTAACGGAGGACGGAAGACGGATAACGGAAGACGGATGACGGAAGACGGAAGACGGAGGACGGTCTTCCGGCTAAAGCCGGTAAGAGGAATGACCAGATTATGACGGAGGAGAATACCCCATACAACGCGGGCGATCCTCAGCATGTAGCCAGGCGCGAAAGGGGCTGGAAGACGCGGGACCTGCTAAAGAAAGCGGCGCTGCGGGGCCTGATGGGCGCGCCCGAGGGTCGGATGTGGATGTGGGACCTGCTTACCATGTGCGGGGTGTATCACAGTTCGTTTTCGGTCGAGGCGCTCGCAATGGCGTTTAATGAAGGCAGGAGGACCGTTGGGAACTTTCTAATAGGCGAGATCAACCGGTTGAGCCCGGAGCTTTATATGAAGATGGCGGTGGAGAACGAGGAGAGAACTCGTGAATCATGAATCGTGAATCGTGAGTAGAAAAAAATAAAGAACAAATGGGTTCTTTGCCAGTCACGATTCACGATTCACGATTCACGATTCACGGCTCTTAGACGGGGTCCGCTTTAGCCCGGCCAGGCGAGAGCGGCGAATAGAACAGAAAGGCGCAATCGGGTGCCCGATCACTCGATATGCGCCTTTTTTGTTGCCCCCGCGACACTATGCAACATGATACAACAGGACGAAACACGATGCAACGACATCTTAAACTTATTCACGACCTCTTCAAGGGCAAGCCGGCCCATCTTCGCAGTCCGCAGTGGCATAGGGTCGAAAAAGAACACCTGGAGAAGGAGCCTGAATGTCAGTGGTGCGGGGGGACTGTGAGGGTGCAGGTGCACCACATAGCGCCGTTTCATCTTGCGCCGGCATTGGAGCTGGACCCGAAGAACCTCATCGCGCTGTGTGAGGAAGGGGGATACCTCAACTGCCATCTCTTTCACGGGCACAACGGGGATTGGAAGAGCTTTAACGATAAGGTGCGGGAGGAATGCACGGAGCATCAGAAATCACCGGACAGGCAGGTTCTGGACGTTATCAGGAAAGAGGACCCAGACCTGTTTGAATTCGTAACGAGAGCCAGACTTAAAAAGAAGCTTGAAAGGAAGCAAGATGCCTGAAGAGACCACAAGCGCGATCAACAGCGCCGCCGTGGAAGACGGCGCTACCAAGACGGCCGAGCAGACGGCTCAGACGAATATCCTGGGCGATGCTGCCGACAAGACCGCAGAGACAAAGCCGGGGAAGACGGAGGACGGCGGACAGAAGACGGGGGACGGAGAAAAGAAGCCGGAGGAAAAGCCGGAAGAGAAGCCCGAGGAGAAAAAGCCCGAGGCCAAAGCGCCCGAGGAGTACGCGGAGTTCACGGTCCCTGAGGGGACAACGCTCGATGAGAAAACCGGGGCTGAGTTCAAGGTGATAGCCAAAGAGCTGGACCTGACTCAGGAGCAGGCGCAAAAGCTGCTCGATTTCGGAGGGGAAAAACTCCGGGCGCAGATCGAGGCCCCCTACAAGCTGTGGGCTGAGACCCAGGCGAAGTGGCAGGCCGAGGTGAAAGCGGACAATGAGATAGGCGGTACGAAGTTCGAGCAGAGCATAAAAGATGCCGCTCAGGTCTTTGTGCCGGGTGAAAGTAACCCGTTCGTCAAAACCGACGCAGAGGCCAAGGCCTTGCGTGAGGCGCTAAACATGACGGGCGCGGGGAACAATCCCGCAATGGTGAAGTTTTTCGTCAAGATTGGGAAGGTTCTTGCCGAACCGGGATCTCTTTCCGGAGGACCGGTGCGAGACAAGAAAGACACCCTTCTTGCGCAAATGTATCCGACGATGAATGAAGAAGGTAAGGGGTAAGGGGTAAGGGGTAAGGGGTAAGGGGTAAGGGGTAGAGATGACCCAGAACCCAGGCGCCGCCTCTGACCCATAACCCATAACCCATAACCTTTGACCTTAAAAAGGAGTTTCAACATGCCTGGCGGCGGTGGAGCAACCATAGGCCCTGTGGCCTTGACACTGGCGGATTGGGCCAAGCGGATAGATGATGACGGAAAGATTGCCGAGATCATCAATCTTTTGTCCCAAACCAATGAAATCTTAGACGACATGCTCTGGGTGGAGGGAAATCTTCCGACCGGGCATAAAACGACAATCAGGACGGGACTCCCGAGCGCTTACTGGCGCCTGCTTAATCAGGGCGTTCCGAGGGGCAAATCGACCACAGCTCAGATTATTGAGAGCTGCGGGATGCTCGAAACTTACAGCGACATCGATGTGGACCTGGTGGCATTGTCCGGAAACGACCGCGCCTTCAGGCTGTCCGAAGAGCTGGCGTTTCTTGAGGGCATGAACCAGCAGATGGCCGGCACGATCTTCTACAACAACATCACCTCGACGCCTGCGGCTTTCATGGGTCTTTCGCCGAGATATCCGAGCATATCTACGGCAACTTCCCAGACGGCGAACAATGTGCTGAATGCCGGCGGAACAAGTTCCACGTGCACGAGCGTGTGGCTTGTACATTGGGGGCCGATGTCGGTACACGGGATTTTCCCCAAGGGTCAGAAGGCGGGTTTCCGGCAGGAGGACATGGGCAAAACGCCTGTGTACGATTCAAACTCCAATCCGTACTACGCCTGGCGGACCCATTACAAATGGGACGCGGGGCTTGTGGTGAAGGACTGGAGGTATGCGGTCCGGATCGCCAACATCGATGTCAGCACGCTTTCGGGCGGGACGCCTCCCAACCTCATAAACCTCATGATCCGCGCGATTCACAGGCTGCCGACCCAGCCGGCCCGGGCCGGAAACGTGCAGACGAGCGACGCTCCAAGGCTCACCCTTGGGCAGGCGGGCTTTTACTGCAACCGCGCGATTTCCACCTGGCTGGATATTCAGGCGGTAAACAAGACGAACGTGCTGCTTCGGATGGAGGAGTTCGACGGAAAGCCCGTGACCACATTCAGGGGCATTCCGATCAGGACCTGCGACCAACTACTCAACACGGAGACGGCACTCACGTAAAAAGCAGGCTGAAGGTAGATAGGCTGAAGGCTTTTAGGTACTGCCTAACAGCCTAACAGCCTTCAGTCTTCAGCCTAAAAGGAGTTTGAGATGATAATGGACGGACTTTTGATTTTGGACGGGACCGTGTCCGCAACGGGCGTGTTTTCCGGGACTTCGGTTAATTCCGGGACCACGTTTGTAAGCGGCGGCGGCGGGACCACATCTTACAACATCATCGATGTCAGCCAGCTTGGGGCATCGGCCAAAGGGTACGGCCGAGACCTCGGTATTGGCGAGCCCCTGGAGCTTGTCGTAATGGCGACCGTGAGCTTTACCGGATCAAGCTCAACACTGACGGTGAACCTGCAGTACGCGCCTGACAACAATGGAGTACCCGGATCGTGGGTCACGGTAGCCTCAAGCGTTGCATTCACGCTCACCCAGCTTACCCTGCCCGCAACCGGTATGGGGGTCGAGTTGATGAGGATCAAGCTCCCGCCCATGACGCCTTCGCCGGCCACGGGCAGCGCGATGGTGAAGTACATTCAGATGCTGTACCAGGTGAGCGCGGCCAACATGACGGCCGGCGCGATCGCGGCTTTCATCGTGCTCGACAAGACGGCCCTGGGTCCGGGACTGGGATACCAGAGCGGGTATTCGAACCTGTATCTTTAGGAGACGGGTAATGGGTACGGGGTAAGGGGTAAGGGGTAAACCCATAACCCATAACCCCTGACCCCTGACCTGCATGGAGCGAAGCGGAATGGCCAAGTACAAACTTTTGGAAAGGGCGTTCATCCATCAGCGGCTGTGGGAGGAAGGCGAGATTGTCGAAGTGGATGACAACCTCATGCCGGGGCCGCATATGGTTCCTCAGGATTCGGCGGCCAGGGCGGCGATGAAAAAGTACGGCGTCGTAAACGGGCCGCTTCCGAACCCTGTGGATGAACTCACGCGAGATGTGAGGAACTTTGGCGCTGCGCCGCAGGAAGTGAAATCCGGGATGGCGTCGAGCGCGTAAACAGAAGTCGGAAGACGGAGGTAGGAAATCCGCCATCTGTCCTCTGATCTCCGATTTCCGTAAAAGGAGTGAGCAAATGCCTTCAATACCGATAAATTTTCAGAATAATGTGATCCCGCCCATGAGCAATCTGGATGCCACCGGACGGGTGCTGGTCACGACCGAGGGCAACAAAAACACTTACCGCTATGCGAGCGTGGGCAACACGCTCTACAGCACGGCGGCTGCGGTCCTCGTTGAAATCCAGGGATCGGCCACAATGACCGTTCGCGTGAAGCGCATCTCCATCTGGTCCATCGTTGCCGCGACCGCAATTGAAGCGGACCTGACGCTGCTCAGATGTACGGCGATCTCTGCATCCGGGAGCGCAACGGCGATTACGGCCGGGAAGCATGACAAAAGCGATCCCGGGGCCACAGCCTTGGTAAATACCTACGCGGCGGCGGCTCTTGCCGGGACCGGTCATGCGATCATCGGGGCGGCGCCTTTGTCCCTCGGTGTGCTGGCCTGTTCGGCGACCGTGTGGGATTTCTGCCGGAGCTGCGACAAGCCGTTGATCCTGCGCGGGACCGGGGATGTTATCCAGGTCTACAACAACACCCTGACGCTCGGGACTGCGACCTACGGCTTCGAGATCGAGACAGAGGAAGACAATTCGTAGGCTGGTGAATCGTGAATCGTGAATGGTAGCTCGTGATTCGTGAATCGTGAATCGTGAATTGGAAAGACAAACAACTCGTGACTCGTGAGTCGTGACTCGTGATTGGTTTTCACCATTCACCATTCACCATTCACCAGTCACGGCGAAAGGAGTGAGCAATGAGCGAACTGTCGGTACTCATCAACGATGTAAAGGCGGAAATCGCGAAAGTCGAGGCCTGGTTTAAAGGCGTCAACTGGAATGAGGTCCTCACCTACTACAACGATTTCATCAAAGGCCTGGAGCAATCCGTTCTGCCCGTGATCGAAGAACTGTTTCCCGGGACCACTTCAACGATTGGCAATCTTGTGACCCCGCTGCTCAACAATGCCACTACGGCCGTAACGGCCCTTACGACGGCGGCGAGCGCTTATGCGGCCGGGACGCTCAGTTCGTCAGACCTGACAACGGCGGCCCACGTCGTGCAGAGCGCGGTCGAGGCGGCAAGCGTTGTCGTCGGTGCGGCCGTGGCGGGAACAAGCAAGGCCGTGGCTGCGGCTTCGACAGCGAAGACAGCAGTCCCTGCCAGTTCGGTAAATCCGGCTGCGCTGGCTTAGGGGCAGGACTGAGAACTGAGAAGCAAGGACTGAGGACTGAGGACTGAGCAACTACTCAAAACTCGAAAGTCCTCAAAAAATGGCTCACTCCGTGAGGAAGTTGCGAGTTGGCGAGTTGCGAGTTGGCCCCTTCGGGAGTTGCGAGTTGCGAGTTGGCGCGTTGCGAGTTTCTTCAACCCGTAACCCGAAACCCGGAACCCATTAACACCGGACGCAAACCCGTAACCCGGAACCCGGAACTCCTATGAGGGGGATATCATGATGCGATGGACGGCCCTTGTCTTTACGGCCTTTATACTGGCCGGCTGCGCCGCTAATTATCAGCCGGAAGTGAAGTACTTCGATCTCACGCCCAAAACAGTCGGCGCGGCCGTCTACTGGAAATCGACCGACAGCCTGGGCTTCGGAATCACCCATAAGGGCACCTACCTCTATCAGATCGACCATGAGGGAAATGCTACGGCCATAGGGCACGATACGGCGAGTGCGCCGGGCCCCGTACAGGGGATAGTCCAGACGGGGGAGACTGCGGGGGCCACTACAGCCGTGGCCGGGGCGATACTCCCAATGTTGATCCCTCCGGCGAGCACGACAGTCAAAACGAGCAAATGAGGAGAAAAACGGTGATGGAATACCTGAAATGGTTCGTTAATGTCGCCTTTTACTACGAAAAGGACAAGGCAAGCGGCAAGCCCTACTGGCAGGACCCGGCTTTCGTGGGCCTGGTGGTGAGCATCGCCTCGGTCGAAGCGCTCAAGTATCTGGGGGCAAACATCGATTCCGGCTTGCAGCTCAAAATCGTAGGCGTCATCACCGGGATCGGCGCGATCCTGTCGCCTCAGACGGGGATTGTGGAGAAGAAGCCGGAGCCGAAACCATGGCATGCGCAAGGGGAACCGGCTGATGCCAGTAGGGATCAACACAACCTGAGCTCGCTTAGTTAAAGATCCACCACAGAGCCACGGAGGACACAGAGAAGTACTATGCTACGCAAAAACCGCAACCTGCGCAAATTTGCAAGTTTGGTAGGGTTTTACAGTAGACATCTCTTTTCTCTGTGATCTCTGTGCCTCTGTGGTGAAAAGGATTTTGGACATGGCCGATTACCCTGAGGATTTCCAAAAAGCCGTAGACGACCTCATCGACAACTGGGAGGGCGGCTACGTGAACGATCCCGACGACCCGGGGGGCGAGACGAAGTTCGGGATCTCGAAGCGGAGCTACCCGACTGTCAACATCGCCGCCCTTACGCGCGACCAGGCCATCGCAATCTACTACCGGGATTTCTGGCAGAAGTACAAGCTCGATGGGATCCAGGATGCGCCGATGAGGGTCAAGGTTTTCAACATGGGCGTGCTCATGGGAATGAAGACGGCGCTGATGCTGGCCATTGGCTGCCACAATATCGATGAATACCGCCAGGTGTGCGAGAAGCACTTCCAGGCGATTTGCATCAAGCACCCGGAGTGCAACAAATATCTCCATGGATGGACAAGAAGGGCATTGGCGTAGCGGAGGACGGAGGACGGGGGACGGAAGACGGAGTAAAGAGGAAAGAATTGGTATGACGCGCGAAGATACGCGGGACTGGTTATCGAAATACGGGATGTTCGTCCTGAATCTCGTGGTCATATTCATCATGCTGGGCGGCCATGCGGTTTATACGGCCTTTATCATCGGGTCGATAAAAACCTTGAGCAGCGCCACGTGCGACAGGGTAACCGTGCTCGAGGTCGCCGTTGCGAAGCTGCCCGAACGATTCACGAGCCTGCAGGCCCACGAGGATTTCAAGGAGAAGGTGGCGATGCTCACGGCAAAAAGGGACGCCAGCGAAAAGGACCTCAAGGAAACCCTTGTCCGCAGCACCGATGAACTGAAAACGGACATACGGGATTTGTCACGCAAGGTTGATGCGCACATGGAGCAGACACGGAGAAAAAGGGACTGAGGACTGATAAAGCGATGGGAACAATCGAGGGACCAAAGACAGACAAGGAGTGGCAGGCTCATGACGATGCGCACACGCTCGCCAGGGCCAAAGAGGTCATGGCCGATGAGAAGCGCCTGAAGGCAGCAACGGAAGCGGCGGAAAAGATAGCGAAGAACCTGGCGGAGGAAGCCGAACGCATGAAGGGGTCAAAGGATTTGCTCGATAAGATGTATCCGAAAATGGATACGGATAAGGACGGGAAATAATGGGCAAACGCTACCTCGACATGGGGGACCGGATCGAGCTCGCGAAGGCCGCGATGGAGTTTGCCGACAAGTACCAGTTGAAGCCCGTGCAGCTCTATCACGCAATGGTAGAGGCCGTGACCGAGGAGCCGGAAAAGGAGGGAAAAGAAGATGAGTAAAGCATCCAAATCATCTTCGAGTTCGAAGAGCAGCAAGTCGAGCATTCATATAAATCCGGCCCACAAAGGCGAGTTTACGCGGAAAGCGAACGCTGCCGGCAAATCCGTGCAGGAATACGCCAATGAGGTCCTCGCACCCGGCAGCAAGGCAAGCGGCTCGACGAAGAAGCAGGCTAATTTCGCCAGAAATGCGAAGAAATTTAAGCACTAAAGATGATCCGCCTTCAGAAGGGGAAAATTAAATGCCGGCTCAGGTAGACATTTGCAATAGAGCTTTGAGCGTCATCGGGACCCGCTCGAGCATCGCTTCGATGACTGAGGCGAATCCGGAGGCGGAGGCCTGCACGACCCACTTCGAGGCGGCGACAAGGGCGCTCCTGAGGCTCGCGCCATGGAGCTTCGCCAGGTACCAGGCAAACCTTGCGCTCATCGCGGCGGCGGGAAACACTCCTGAAAATCCGAACAACACGCCTCCGTTTCCGCCTGTGCCCTGGACATACGAATACGCCTGGCCGCAAGACTGCGTGAGGCTTCGCCAGGTAAAGCCGCCCTATTATCCTCCGGGAGAAACGCCTGAAAACTCAGGGCTTGTCCTGATGCCGGGCTTTTATCAGGCGCCGATGAACATGCCGTTTGGCTTCAACAACCGGCCAAGCTACCAGATCGGCCTGGACTACGATGCAAACGGCAATCAGATAAAAGTGATAATGAGCTACATCGAGGACGCCATAATCATCTACACGGCCCTGGTCGATAATCCGAACCTCTGGGACGACGAGTTCTCGGAAGCGATGGTTTTCATGCTCGCGTCTCACCTGGTGGGGGCGCTCATCGGCGACAAGCAGATGGACAAGGCGCTCTACGAGAAGGCAGCTCAGGCGGCGATCGTAGCGCGGGCCGTTGACGGAAACGAGCAGCCGGTCAGTCCGAGCCATACGCCGGACTGGATCAAGGTTCGAGGGTACTATCCGATACCGGGGGATTTGCCTTATCCGACCGATGATGATTTCGGGGATTCGGGCGGCTGGGGCAACTGGATATGGTAAAAGCATTCACCACAGAGACACAGAGAACACAGAGGAAAGCATGACTAAGCTGAAAAACCAAAAGCCTTTGCTCTTTGCCTTTTACCCAAATTATATTTCTCTGTGATCTCTGTGCCTCTGTGGTGAGATGCTTTTCGCCTCTGTGGTGGAAAGGATTTTAAGTGCTGACGACAACGCAAAGCACGGTGACATATCTGGGCAATGGGGCAACGACCCAGTTTGCCTATAATTTCCTTGTGCCGGCCCAGAGCCAGATGGTCGTTACGCTCACCAATAACAACGTGAGCCCGGCCGTCGTGACGACGTTGAGCACGAGCCAGTACAGCGTGAGCGGGATCGGGAACGCGACGGGGGGGATCGTAACTTATACGGTGTCGGGCAGCCCGCTTGCCTCCGGGTGGTCGATCACGATTCAGCGCGTTGTGCCCTACCAGCAAAATACCTCGCTTACGAACCAGGGCGCATTTTATCCGCAGGTGGTCGAAGCGGCGCTCGATTACCTGACGATGCAGTGTCAGCAGCTTGCGGCGCAGATAGCGGGGCTGTCCTCCACTGAAACAACTGAGACAATGGTCCAGGCAGGCTCGACCGTTTTGCTCGATACGAGCAACGGTCATACCTATCAGCTCGTCTGCACGAATGGAATCCTGGGATTGGAGGAAATATCATGAGCGGATTCACCGGGACAACCGTCTATTTCCAGACCAGCCTCGGATGGGTGACGCCTGAGCAGTACGGATGTATTGGAAACAGCAATGGAACGACGGGCAATGGGACTGACAATACTGCCAATTTTCAGACCATGCTAAGTTCCGTGCCTGCGGGAACGACTGTCGTCACTGCGCCGGGCGCAATATATCGTTTGACTGAAGCGGTTCATCTTTCTCAAAACAACATAACGATCACCGGCGGCGGCACGCTTTTCTTTGACGCAACGAGCTTTACGGCATGGATAGACGCTTATCCTGCCGCCCTCACCATCAGCTCAGGAACAGCCACGGTAGCAAGTCAAAGCGGGTCCATCGCACTTTCCAGGGGTGGCACGATTCTCGACCGGTTTACTATGCGCGGCATAAAGATAACGAGCCTCGCCACAGCCGCCGCCGGGGTTCAGATAAACCACAAGTGCCTATACCCCAAGGGAATAAATCAGCTCGTGATCGAGCACTGCGCGTTCGAGGGATTTGGCGCTGAGGTCATTACTCCCGCCGGCGTGGACGAAGCCTGGATCGAGAACAACAGATTCTACAATTGCGCCTTTAATGCCTTTGGCGCGTTTGCATCGAGGGCGATTCATTTTAAAAATAACATCCTCGATACTGTCGGCCAGTTGGTCGAAACAGATGGCGATCTTGTCGAAATAACGGGGAATATCGCATTGAATAGCGGAGGTCCCTCTTATGCCGGAAATGTTATGGCAGGGATTATCGTCTATCCCAGTTCATTCGATGAGCCCGCGAAAATAATCGTCGAGGGCAACTACATTCATTCAAACCCATCTTATGACGCTGAACTTGGCTCAGCGATTAAGATAGGGGGAGCGCCCTCTTACAGCTCTGATTCGCTCATCCAGACTCTGTCGGTTCGCAACAACACCATCGACGGCGGATGGTGTTACGGGATCGGCGTATTTGCCCCTCCCTCGCCTACCGGGATGGAGGTTATCGAAAATAATACGATTCGCATGAATTCTTCGACTAACACTCCAAATTTGCCGGAGGCGGCCATCTATGTTTATTGGAACAGCAGCGGATACAGCGCGAAAGCCTTCACGGAAGTCTATAACAACACGATTTCCCATGCAAACTCGTACACAAACCTCTCCATAGATATAAGCGGGGCCGGGCTGACTGTGCCGCCGAGCGTGAAGCTGCTTGGAAACAAAATCACGACAGCGGCTGCCCTGACCAGCGAAGACGACAACAGTGTTCTTAAGTATGGGGGCGTTATCTACATAGGCTATAACGTAGGAAACCAGATCATCCGGGACAACTACGTCAATGGAACCAGGGTGGGCGTAAGGTCCGTTTTCGGAGCGGCGGCAGGGACGATCAACGGCTCGACGGCAGGCTATGCCAAAACCGCAGACGCGATTAAGTATCAGCTCGATTCCCACACCTATTCAAAGGGGGCCGCCGACAACCTGTGGAACCTGACGGGAGTTAGCACCTCAAACACGCAATATCTGAAAGTGCTTCTTTGCCTTGATTCGGGGGGCAACGGGCAGATTATCGCCGGGACTCCGGCAGCGTCACAGGCGGCGGCGCAGATACCGAAAGCCGGTCTCTGGCAGGACTGGGTCTCCGTGGGGGTTGTGGAAATACCGAATAGCTATTCAGGCGGCAGCCTGTCCGGGTTTGCTTTCTATGACATCATCGGGGAGTTTTAAGGGCAGTGAGGAGTGAAGAGTGAGCAGTGAGCAGCAAGAAGCAAAAATAACTCCTCTTGGTTCTATCGCTACGCGAGGAGCAGTGAGTAGTCATTGGGAACTGCCTTTTCTATTCACTGTTCACTGTTCACTGTTCACTATTCACGGAGTTTAAATGAGTCCGGTTAATTTCATTCAGCCTTCATTTGCCGCAGGCGAGATCAGTCCGAACCTTTGGGCCCGGGTGGACCTGGCCAAGTACCATATCGCGGCGAAGCTGCTCCGGAATTTTTTTACATGGCCGTCCGGGGGAGTGTCTAACCGCGCCGGTACGATGTTTGTCGGGAGATGCAGGAATTCGACCTGGCCCGTTCACCTGATACCCTTCCAGTTTAATCTCATCCAGAACTATATGCTGGAGTTCGGCCATCTTTACATGCGCGTCATAATGAACGGCGGGTATGTGCTGGAGCCCTACTTTCCCATCCAGTCGATCAGCAACGCCAATCCGGGAGTCATCACGGCCGGGGGCAATAACTACAATGACGGGGACCAGGTCTTCATCGCCGGCACGGGCACGCAGCTCGACTCGACACCGGGGAAACAATATCTCGTCGCCAATGTGAATTCCGGCGCCGGGACTTTCACCCTGACCGACCTTGATGGAAACGTGGTAAACACGGCCGGCTATACGGCCTATGGAGGGGCGGCAACCGGGGGGACGGTCGCGAGGGTATTTACGCTTGCGACTCCCTATCTTGGATACGTGCCCGAGAGCGCTTTTTCGGTGGACGGTTTCTACCAGTTGAATCCGCTTGAAATCACCGTGCCAAGTCCGGGAACAAATGGAGGCTGGAAGGCCGGAGATCAGATCGTCATTTCGGGAACAGGGACCCCGCTCGATTCGACAACGCCATACCTTATTTCGGGCATAACGAGCGGAAACATCGTGAGCATCATGACTCTTGCCGGAAGCCCGATCGACGCGACGAGCTGGCCCACCTACACCGGCTACGGTGGATCGGCGGCTAAGATAAACCAGGCTGCGGGGTCCGAGGTGCAGCAGATCAAATGGACGCAGAGCGCGGATACACTCACCTTGTGCCATCCGAACCATCCTCCCCAGGACCTGACGCGCACGCAGCACTGGATCTGGACCTTGACCGAGATCGATTTCGCCCCCCAGGTGGCAGCTCCGACAGGCGTCGCGTTCACCAATCAGGCGGGGACGAGCGGCTATACGGACACGAAGTGGAATTATTCATACCTCGTTACGGCCGTATCCGACACGCCTCCCGATGAATCCTATCCATCGGCGGCCGTGACCGGGACAGGCGTGCAGTTGAATTCCGATTCAGGGGCTTACAACATCATCACGTGGAAAGGCTTGACGGCGGCCCAGTATTACCGGGTGTACAAGGCGAACGCAACGTACAACCTTGCCATCGACCCTACGGTCGCCATGTACGGATACATCGGGACGGCGAAGGGGACCAGCTTTACCGATACCGAAATCGCTCCCGATTTTACGCAGGCGCCTCCCCAGGGGACAAATCCTTTTCAGATCGGGCCGATCACCGAGGTGGACGTTCTGACATCGAGCGCGGATTTTTCTTCGGACATCGAGCTCGAGGTAACCGACATCACGGGCACGGGCGCGGTGCTCACTCCTGTTCTGACAGGGACTTCGCCGAACTGCACCATCACAGGTGTGACCGTGACAAACGGCGGACAGAACTACACGGCGCCGGTCGTAACGGTGGCAAATCAGGGGTCGGGATTTGCGGGCCACATAAACGTCATACCAACGTGGGGCTTGGACGTTATCACGGCGACGGTCACAAACGGGGGGACGGGATACTTCGGGAAAGTCACGATAGCTCCATCGGGCGGCGCGGGCTGCACGTTCACGCCTCACATTACAAACGGGGTCATAAAGAGCATCACGGTGACAGGGACCCCGACTTCATCCTACACGAACAACGCAACCCTTACGGCAACTCAGAGCGCCGGCACGAGCGCGACATTCAAGCCCACGGTCACACCGAGCGGCAACTACCCGTCGTGCGCGACCTATTTCCAGCAAAGGAAGGTTTTCGCCGGCAGCAACGCGAATCCTCAGACAATCTGGATGACGAGGCCCGCCGATTACAAGAACATGGACGTGAGCAATCCGAGCCAGGCATCGGACGCCATTGTAATGACGATTGCGGCGAACCAGGTGAACGCGGTCAAATGGCTCGTGCCGATGAACAACCTCGTGATCCTCTCCTCGGGGGGCGCATGGCTTCTGGTGGGTGGCGCGATCACGAGTCCGGTGGCAGTCACCCCGTCGAACACGGTCGTTGTGCCTCAAAATTACGTGGGAGCAGCCGACCTTCCTCCGATAGTCATAAATTACGATATCCTGTACGTGCAGGTGAAAGGTTCGATTGTCCGCGATCTCGCCTATAACTTCTGGGTGAACGTCTACACCGGAACGGACATGAGCGTTTTGGCGCAGCACCTTTTCTTCGGACACAACATGGAAAGATGGGCCTACGCCGAACAGCCTTTTTACCAGGTGTGGATCGTGCGCGACGACGGGGTGCTCCTTTCATTTACGTATCTCAAAGAGCAGGACGTTTACGCGTGGGCGCATCATGATTCTTTCGGCAGTTCGGGGACGGACCGGTTCATAAGCGTCGCATCCATTCCCGAGCAGCAAATCCCTCCGATCAATATGGATTCGGTTTACTTTGTGGTGCAAAGGACCATTCCGGGGATAAACGGCGGAAATCCCGTGAAATACGTCGAACGGATGGACGGCCGGAATTTCCTCACGAACAATTCGGCCGATGTGACAAAGGCGTGGTTCGTTGACTGCGGGCTTCAATATTTTGGATCGCCGGCAACGGTGATTTCCGGTCTCGATCATTTGAACGGCGCAACGGTTTCCATCCTGGCCGATGGGAGCGTACAGCCCCAGCAGGTGGTCGTGAACGGGAGCATCACGCTGCAAAACGCGGCCTCGCGAGTGACCGTGGGGCTTGCCTACCAGGCGCAGCTCCAGACGCTTTGCATGGAACCTGAAGGCATGGTGATGCAGGTGCAGGACTACCGGAAGAAAATCGCCGCTGTGGCTGTGAGGGTGAAGGATACTCGAGGACTTAAAGTCGGACCGAATTTTAACGACCTGACCGAGATAAAGGAAAGATCGAGCGCGGTTTCGATGGGGACTGCGATCCCGCTTTTTACGGGGGACCAGAGGCTTGTGATCGACAACCAATATCTTGTGGATGACGACGTATGCATACAGCAGGATAACCCGCTGCCGTGCACGATTTTGGGGGTGATACCGGAGGTGAGCATTGGGGATTCGCCGGGATAAAGATCGACGCGGGGACTGATCATAGACAGGTCATGGAGAGACACGGAGACGCGGTGAAAGGAATCAGGAATGCCCTGGACGCCGGCGGGATTTAAGATCAAAAATGCGCATCATCTGAGCCGCGAGCAAAGTAAAGTTGCGGCGCAGGTGGCAAACGAGGTGCTGGAGAAAACGGGCGATGAAGGACGCGCTGTCAGGGAAGGGATTGTCGCTGGCGAGAAGGCAAAGAAGAAGTGAAAAACGGAAAATCCATATCTCCATATTTATTCTTCGCGGCTTCGCGGCTTCGCGTGAGAGGTTTTTGATGGCCCGAATCGTAGTCCCCGCGCATAGCGATCACCTATTTTGGCTCGCTAATAACATGAGTCAGGCGGACCGGGAGGAGGTGGCCGCCGCCGTGGGGATGGGGCCGTACAGGGCGCTCAAAGATTCGCTCGAGCGGTCGGCCGTGGCGTGGACGGGGCTGATGAACGACGAGCCGGTGTGCATGTGGGGAGTTACGCCCCTGGATATTCTGGGCGGGATCGGATCTCCGTGGCTGCTCGGGACGGACCAGGTGCAAAAATATGGATTCACGTTTCTGCGGGAGTGCAAGCGGCGGCTGCCGGCGATGCTGGAGCTTTTTCCGGTGCTTGCAAATTACGTGGACGCGCGGCACGGGCGGGCTATCAGGTGGCTCAAATGGCTTGGATTTAAATTCGATCCGGAGCCGGCGCCTTATGGGATTTGGAATATGCCGTTTTTTCGGTTTGAGATGAGGAGATAAAGGTGGGCGCAGCAGCTCCAGTTCTAGCGATAGGCAGCATTATTGCGAGCCTCGGCGGCGCGGTTATGCAGGGCATCTCGGGATATGAATCGGCAAATTATAATGCTCAGGTTGCCCGGAACAACCAGATCGTCGCCAACCAAAACGCAAAGCTCGCGCTCGAGCAGGGTCAGGCCCAGGAGGAAGCCAAGCGTATCCAGACAGGCGAGATGATGGGCGGGATCGTCGCGAACCAGGCGGCGAGCGGTGTGAACCCGAATGAGGGTTCGGCCTTAGACGTCAGATCCTCAGCCGCTGAGATGGGCGAACTTGCCGCCGATACGATTAGATCTAATTTTAATCTTCAGGCGCGAAACCTCCAATACCAGGGGGCACAATACGGCGCACAGGCGCAGCTTTACAGTTCGGCGGCAAACTGGGACATCGGAAACTCGATACTTGGCGGGGCATCGACCGTATCAAATAGGTGGCTGACATACGGCATGACGGGTGTGCCCGGCTTCAGTTTTAGCAATACGCCAGCTAATCCGATGGCTATGGGATACCAACTCTATGGTCCGGGAGGGGTCTAAATGCCGGTAGTTCCAGGAGAGGCTTTTGTTCCAGCATTTGATGCACGACAGGAAATTCCGCAGGGTCAAGTGATCTACAACACAATCGATAAGGCCACCCCTGAATCATTCGGCGGCCAAGTCGGGCAGACCCTTCAGCAGGCAGCGGACAAGCAAGAGCAGTCTGCCCTTGCCTACCAGCATTTAATTAACGAAACCTCCATAAACGATATTTATGCAAATCAATTTTCGCCCGCTTTTCGTGACTTATACGGTCAGTTCTATCAGCTTCGCGGGAAGGATGCTGCAGCGCAATTTCCGGCCTTTCAACAGCAAATGCTGGATTTGCGCAACCAGGTGCGCGATCAGCTTCCAAACTCGATGCAGCAAAAAATGTTCGATGCGTTATCGCAACGACGAATCAACATTGAACTTGATGGCATGCAAAGACACGCCTCAGAACAGGTAATGGCATGGAACACGGAGACCAGCAATAACATACTCGGTGCTTATGTCCAGAATGGAATTGATAAGTATAATGATCCGCAGCAACTCCAGCGAAACGAAAACAGCATTCTCGTTGAGACTGCCGCTTATGGCGCCGGAGGCCGGAATCCTGACGGCACACTAGATTATGGTCCTACCGGAGCGGGGCAATCAGCCGTAGCGATAAATATGAGGGCACAGCATTACATCGATCAGATGTACAAAGGCGCCATCGAAAGACAAATGATAACCGATCCTCAAGCTGGAATTGCGCTTTACGATCAGTACAAAAACAAGCTCTCCGGGCCTATGCAAGCTGAACTCGAAAGGGTTATCAAGCCGGTTCAGGAACTTGGACAGGCTCAGGCAGCCTATGGCAAGGTTACGGGTGGCGCAACGGCGGCAGCGATAGCGCAGGAAGCACAGCGCCAGGGAGTTGACCCGGGTACGGCTCTGACGATCTGGAGCGCTGAGGGTGGCGTTACGAACCCACTCACGCCAAACGCCAAGGGCTCACCAGCTCTCGGGATCTTTCAGTTCATGCCGGACACGTGGGCCGGCATGGGCGGGACGGATCGGAACAGGACGGATATCAATCGTCAGATCCAGCTCGGAATAGCCCTTACAAAGCAAAACAGCGATGCTCTCAAAGAAGACCTTGGACGGCAGCCGCAGCCATGGGAGGTCTATCTTGCTCACCAGCAGGGGATTGACGGGGCAACGGCGCTCATTCATGCAGATCCCAACGCCAACGCCGGTGATATCGTAGGAAATCCAAAAGCGATTAGCCAGAACGGCGGTACTCCGGACATGACCGTCAGCCGGTTTACCAACTACATCAAGGGTTACGTGGACAGGCATTCGATGATGTATGCGGCAAATGGTGTTCCCACCGCTCAGAATCTTACGGAGAATTACGAAACCGGTCTTCAGGCCGTGAGCGATCTTGCGCGCCAGGAACACCCGGGAGACCCACAGACCGAAGAACGATATCGAAGCCACTTTATTCAGCAGACGGGTCAGGCGCTCAATGCAGAGCGGGTGACGCAGCAGGCGAACGCCGGACTTATAAATAATGCTCTGACAGGGCCTGGACCTCTTAAATCCTGGCAGGAATTCATGTCTGATCCTGGAAGGGTGGATGCCTATAACAGTCTCTTCAAAACGGATCGCTCGATCTATGATAAGGTTGATAAGGCGATCACGACAAACGCCACGAGCGCGTGGGACCCTGCCGCTTCGGCCTCGACCGATCGACTTTACAACCAGCTTTACGGAATGTCGGTAACGGACAGGGACGGTTTCTCCAAACTCGATCTCATGCAGTATTACGGCGGGATGCCGGTATCTCAATTTAAGGACTTGAGAAATATTCAGCAAAAAATTCAGGAAAAGGACCCGGCTGAAGCGGCACGCCAAACCAACATGAGCGCTTCTCTTACGGCCATCAGTGACGTGACGGATTTGGGCGCTGTTTCGCCGCAGTCGCCCTATTATAAGATGGATCAAGCTTCGGACCAGGTCTTTGAGCAGCAGAAATGGAACGAGTTTGTTGGAAGATTCGGGCAGGAGATCGGGGACTGGAGGCAGAACAACGGCGGCAAAATACCCTCTGTGCTGCAGGAAAGGGAGATCGCACAGCAAATCCTTTTTCCGCAAGGAACGCCGGCGCAGCACGCACAGCTTGGCGCCGAGGCCGCCTCAGGCTCCGAAATCCCAGGGCACGGTGACACAGAGACGCTGGGACGCGGTGCCAAAACCGTCTCTCCATCTCCGAGTCCCCCCGTTTCCGCGTCAGTTTCATCCGAGGGCGCCAAGTTAACCAACCCGCCCCCAGACCATACAAATACCGGTATAAATATGAACGCAGATGCAAGTATGTTAGTATCTGACGGTAAACCCCATCAGGTCGATAGGGCGGAGCGGCAAACTGAGGGGATATCGCGCGATGCCGACGGGATGCATATTGCCGGCAGGGACGCCCCGCAGGAAGGGAATCCCTGGGGAACAGGGGCCGAAGGGATGCCTGAGCTTTGGGACTTCCCAAAACATCCTGGGGTGACGAGAACTGATGAGGAGCCTTCAGATGCCGTTGCTTACTACACTCCGGATCGCCAGAAGTTTTTAGCTCCTCCCCAAACAGACTGGTCGGCCGTGTACGAGGCTGGTAAGGCGAATGGGCTAGACCCGATTGCAGCCTGGCGGGCACTCGGGTACTTCGGGGCGTTTGATTTTCAAAGGCAAAAAGATAAAAACCTTTTCATTAGTAAATATACGGACGCATCGAATTATGCGGTTGGCGTTTACATGAGGGGAGCAGGATTTTCTCTTGAGGAGACGAAATTTATAGCGGGACTGTTTGCGCATACAATGTCTTCAAATGCCGGCAAACCGGAACAGTCCACTTGGTGGACTAACGGCTGGAATGCGGCAGATTCAGGAGAATTCGCAAAACAGCCTGATTCGATGCAAGATATCGAATAACATAGCTATCCTACAGTAGATAGGTCTCCATAGCAGGGGTGGAGTTGAGCATGAAGGGATGGCCTCGTCACTTGCAGTACGCTTGGCGTTGGGTCCGCATACCAGTGATTATAGTGATGGTGCTTTATTTAGTCCTTATCTGTATGCGAGCAGGGTATCACAGCACTTGTGCGCACGATATCCGGACGATAACCCCACAGCAGGGGAATTTTGACGCGGTAGTAGAAGAAGAATGTTGTAGCGGGTTCGGTGGCTGGTGTGAAGTGACGATTAAACTTCGCTGGAGAACCGGATGGGGTCTGGATACTAAGATATTTGCCTATGATCCAGATCTTGGACCGGGTGGGACTCATGATCCGGTCGTGGCTTGGTTGAGTGCAAATGAGTTAGAGATAGCTGTGGATAGTGTTAGTCACATTCATAGCCAACTTGGGCAAGCTCGCGGAGTCAAGATCACGTACCGCATCGGGAGTGTGAAGCACCCGTGAGGAGGCGGCATGAATACCTCGGGGAATCTTTAATTTTCGGACTGTCCCATTTTAAGGTAGTGGCGCCTACTCATTGCATGCTCTATGGTATAATAATTGCAAGACTTTTGGAGTCTTTATAGCATAAATATCGAATGTTTAGTGTTGCGATTTCGCCAAAGTCTGATAATCTTAATTATACAATGAACACTGCGCAATGTCCACAAGCCTCCAGGGTGGGGAAGGGAGGACGGAATAAAGAAAGGCTGGTAGTAGGTATGGCAAAACGCGGACGCGCAATTCCATCGGAGCTTAAGCATGATGCGATCGTCGAAGCGCTCCTTGAGATCCGTTTCGACATGCGAAAGGAAACCATTCCGGAGATTTTGTTTGGCCGCCTCGCTGAGCACGGGCCGTGGAAAGGATTCGAGCAAAGGCCACTGCCGGCTTATCAAGTCCCTCCGCCCCTGCGACAAGCTGATCCGAACCTTCGCTTTCAACCTGTCTTTGAGTTGGCCGCACCTGATAAGCGGCGTACTATCCGCATTGGTCCGCATGTGTTGTCATACCATCGGCTCCGCCCGTACGTGGGTTGGGAAAAGTTCAAGCCTGAACTGGGGGAAGCAATTGACGGGTTGTTTTCGACGACTGAGGGTTTGAGCATCCGACGACTGGGGTTCCGATATATAAACGCGCTTCAAACCGATGTTCACGGCATCAGGTCGATATTGGACCTCGATCTGAAACTTTCAATAGCGGAGGAGAGTGTCTCCAGTAATGTGAACATCAACTTCACCACTGACATAAGCAACGATACTAACTGCACTGTTCGTATTGCCACGTCTGAATTCGTTCAAGGCGAGCTGCCGCCGAACACTTCTGTCTTTGTCGATGTCGACGTTTTTACCAAAGAGGCCTTCAGAACGGAAGACCAAATCGAAGTAAAAAAATGGGTTGAGTTTGCCCACACGAAGGAGAAGGAGCAATTCTTCCGGCTTTTAACGGATCAGACTATTGACTCGCTCAAGAAGGAGGGATGAATGCTCGCCAGCGCGACTGCAGAAGCTACAGCGTCATTTGGCATTAGAACTCGTGATGATTACTTGTCATCAGCGCATGCCGCCGAAGTGACCGGGCGTTACATCAGGAGGTTCTTTCCAGCTTCTCCACCGGTACTTTCGGACACCAAACCTGAGGACTCCATAAAGAGCCCAAGCCGTATCAAGCCCCAATGGCTCGCAACTGTTCAGGAACGCATGTACAGTTCAATCGTGCCTAAGGACAAGGAATTGGAGAATGATGGACGCTGGTTAAGGTATGGCGTGGCTGAGATAGCGTCCGCATTCTTTCAAATGACCTCAGATCTGTTGCCAAGCGAGCCACACATTTATGGGTCACAAATCGGTGATCTCGTTGCAGAGTTTGAGGATACACATGGGACTATGACGAGCATCATTACGCCCACGTCTGTCATATTGTTTGCTGTGGTGGACGGCGTCCCTATTGAAAAAAGGTTAGTGCCCGGAAGTGATAGTCCCACCGCGTTGCGACGGGAATTACGAGAGTTGACTGAAAGCCTGCGGACGGGACAGCATGACGTGGAGACCACAAAATAATGAGGACGTTGGGCCAAATGAACATATTGGTCGCCGCATCTTTGATGAGCCCCCGCTGGTAGGGGCGCGGGATCAGAAGCCCTTAGAGCGGCTAAGTATTCAGCATTTCGAGGATAAGGACGGGGAGGTGTCGCTCGACCGGCTAGGCCGGACGGGTATCGACAAAGGCGTGGTAGGATACCTGCGGCGCCGAGCTGATAAAGCGGGGACTAAATTCAGGCGTACTAAGGCATTCCGTGGTTGGGCGGTACTCACCGCCCGCAAATTTGGGAGTCCCCCAGCTCCACCTGGCCATGCACTTTCCGTGATCGCTTCGCCTGTGCATGGAGACGACCTGGACGAAAATATCTACCACGCGTATGTTGTTGACCCGCGGAAAGATCGCTACATAATGGCGCTATATCTGCGCGAGTTGTTTGAAAATCACGGGACAGTGACAGAGGTAAAATAGGCCACGCTGGTAAAGCGTAAGAACAGATTTTTGCGATTTCTTCCCGCTTGGTTTAGAAAGTGGCTTATCAAGCCGCGCGGATGATCGTCGTTGTGCTTGTTGGGGTAGTCGTGGATTTGATTCTCGGTTGTACCAGCGTAGGGGTTCCAAGCTTCCTCTTAGGCTTACTTTATTAAATCTGATACCTTGATCTGGGACATTCCCGTGCCTAATGCCAGAAGCGCTTCAACTCGATCTTTCAGACTTGCCCAAGCAACAGGCAGCGCCACTCACACTTGACCTTTCCGATCTGCCGAAGCAGCAAAGCGCACCACTGCAACTTGACTTGTCCGATCTTCCTAAAGCCGGCGCCGCCAGATACGTTGACGAAACGATAGCGCAGAAAGCAAAACCCGAAGATTCCTGGTTCTGGCAGAGCTTGGAATCCAGCGACACACTGAAACCTTACGCCCAGAAAGTGAGAGAATACGTTGAAAGCCCTACCGACACCAAAGGGGCCTGGGATTGGCTGACGAGCACCGTTCCGAAGTCGGCGGCTCAGTTGGGCGTCGGTTTGGCGAGGACGCCTTTTGACCTTGCCCAGACCTTTAGCGGCGAGTCTCGGGCCGCAATTGAAAAGTTTCTCCAGGAACACCCCGAATATGAGCAGATCGTTCGAGAAGACCCGACCGGTGAGAGCCTGCAAGCACTTGCCGGGATAGGCGCGGTGGAAGGAACCCTCAAGACGGCGGAAATGGCGGCCAAAGGGGCGGCGGTATTCATCGGAAAACCCCTGGGCATTGATACCGAAAACCAAACCTGGACCTGGGAGAATTTTAAAGATGCATGGTGAATCATCCGGTGGAATCATTCGCAGGAGTTTACCCGTTCGGCGCATCGTTTTTGAAGCGCAAGGGAATCACGCCTTCCGAGACTCAGATTAGAGAACTTGTGGAATCGGCGGTAAAGGATGAGAAAACACCTCTTGCGCAAGAGCTGAAAGAGGAATTGGCGAAAGGGCCTCCACAGGAAGCTACTGTAACGCAAAACGAAAATCCACGACCAGGGGTTGTTGAATACCCTGCAAAGACATCTGCGAATATGGATAATACAAGGTGCTCAGGAACCGGCAAGGATAGCAGGGACACCGTCTGAAACAGATGAGGGCAGCAAAACATCGCTGGCCCCAAGTACTGCTCAGATAATCCACGTTAGATGGCAGTGCGGTTAGTGCACGCCAAGCTGATATTCTCAGCGAACCTGAGCGATCATATCTCGAAGAATCAAAGAGGGTCAAAAAAGAACTTGAAACACAAGGCCGGGAAGAGGAACAATCAGGCTCAATTCAACCAGCATCTGCCACCGAAAGAGAAATTGGAGAGACTAGCGGATCGCAACCAGTTCCTGCTGTCGCCGGACCTTTTACGACCATTGGAAAAGCGTTCCAGGATATCGAAAAAGAACCGGTCCATATAATCGGTCAGCCTATCAAGAGTTATGCTGATCTGGCTGAGCTTGCCCAAGGTTGGAGAAATCCAAATTATGAAGAGCTGCGTTATGTCTTTGTTAAGCGTGGAGTAATAGTTGACCACGAGGGCGTCACCTGTATGCACCCTGGATACTCCACAGTTTATCTGGGTGACCTCGACCAATATATCGAGCACCTGCAAGACCGCATCAAGGCGCTGGGTGCTGACAGGCTCTACATGGTCCACAACCACCCGAATGGAAATCCAACACCTTCGGACTCAGATATATGGGCCACTACAGCCATAGCCATGTCCATCCCGCAATTTAAGGGTCATATCATTATAAATTCGGGGAAATACGGTTATATAAACAGCACAGGATCAGACGCGACGGTCAAGCCACTCCCAAATCTTTCAAGTGCTTGGATTGACCCGATTATCCAACCTTCGGTTCCACATGAATTGCTGGAAAGCAACGCCAGAACCATAGAGCACATCGCAAGCTGGGCTAAGGCGCTTATCAAAGATCGTGATATGCCGGTCCTCGTCTACATTGACTCCGATAGTAAGGTGCGCGGGCTTCAGGAGGTCCACCCGCAGATTTTTACCAACATCCAGTTAATGCGCGAGAAGATGCCGCAAAAGCTTGTCGATTTCGGTTCGATAGGGGCTGTAGCCGTGCTTCCGGACAAACTTACCGAGGAAATGCTCGACGCGGTGAGAGCGTATGTTTCGGCACATGTACTTTGGGATGCCGTAGGGTTTGCTGGCAGGCTCCCATATTCATTTAGCGCAGGAGAACCCGATCTGAATTATTTTGGCGGTCGGTTGCGCGACACCATGCCTGCACAGACTGTCCGGTGACGGTAAAGAAAATTTTCGCTGGGTTCAGTCTGATGCAACCTTGCAGCGAGGCAGGGCAAATTACACATGCGCAGGATTTTTGCCAGATCAGGTGAAATCCCCGTTTGCCTGTAGTAAATTTGGGAGAAACGATCCCCAAATATGTACTTCATCCGGCGAGGTGCTTTTATGTCGAAGAGTCGAACGAATTCCGCAAGGGTCGTGATAGAACCTGCCGGCAAAAACCCTTCGCCGGAAGAGTACGAGAAGAACATGGCTGCATATTTGGGCCTCCCTGTGGAAGAAGTGGAATACGACCCTGATTCCCGGCTCCTGTGGTACAAAGGCAAGTTCTGCTTGGAGACCGGGCTTCTGATAGAGCCGTATCTTCTACCCCAGTCCTTGCCGGAGTCTGAGAGGCCTTCGACCAAAAAACCGGTTAAAATAATCAGACATCCGTTCAAGAACTTTGCAGATATTGCCGAACTCACCCGATCGTGGAGAAATCCAAAATGCGAGAAGTTGCGGCACCTCTATGTCAAGGACGGTGTAATAATCGACTATGAAAAGGCTGCGCGCCACGGGCTGGTGAGGGGCCTTCCCACAACCGGATACACCCGGGAAGAGGTAAAGCATATTAATGAGCGCATTGACGCGCTGTGCGCCGATTCTGTATTCATAATACATAATCACTATTCCGCTTATTCCTCCCCGTCAGCTATAGAAATAGAACTTGCGGCCATTTACATCCATATGGTTCCTAAACTAAAGGCGCATATCATTATAAACCCTGCATGGTTTTGTCTTATCACTTTGAAAGGCATAGCTATCCTGCGTGTGCTGGCGGACTGCCGGATTGAAGCCCCTGGCATCAATCGCGCACTCCCTCAGACGTACCGAACACAGCTTGACGCGGAGCCGAAAATCGTTGCCTGGACAAAGGTTTTGACCGAGAGGGACATTCCTGTTTTGATTGGCCTCAGAGATGAATATGGGCTTCGCACTTTGCAGAAAATCTGCCTGCACGACATCGACAACTGGAACAAGGTTGTGGATATCATGGCACAAGACCCTGAAGACTATGAGGATGAGGACCCATTAGTTCTTAAGAAAAGGGCAGAAGCTCTCGAAGTAGCCCAGCCGTTGTTAAGACATGGGGTCTTCATTCGGTTCTAGAACACGAAGTATGGTTTCGGGGGGGCGTGCTGGACGTATATCACAGCAATTTAAAATCGATAATGGGAGCGTGGTAGAGCGGTGTGCACGTAGCGGGGCTAAATTTTTCTCAGAAAATCCCGGACTTGAAGTGCAGGTCATTTTTCATTACGCGCTAGATCATCAAACCCTCAAGCACTACCCTGGTACAGTAAGCGAGGCTGAAATGCACTCGCTGGAGAATCTGCGTGGCATCCCGTACGACATTAATCCGAATGTTCACCTGCGACTGATACGGCGCGAGTGGAATCGTTTCTAGGAGCAGAATCCCAATCCGAGCAAGCAGGACTTGCTAGAAAAAGCCGCTGAAATTGATGCCAAATACGGCTCACACTTCAAACCGCCAGCAAGGAGGGAAATAATGAAATACTTTTACATTTAACCGGAAAGTCACAGGCGGGGCAATAGCGCAGGCGATAGCCGGAGAAGCCGTGCGGCAGGGAGTTGACCCAGGTACGGCCCTTACGATTTGGAGTGCGGAAGGCAGTGTAACGAACCCATCCACGCCAAACGCGAAGGGTTCACCAGCTCTGGGAATCTTTCAGTTCGTGCCGGACACGTGGGCAGGCATGGGCGGGACGGATCGGAACAGGACGGATATCAATAGTCAGATCCAGCTCGGAATAGCCCTTACAAAACAAAACATCGATGCTCTCAAAAAAGATCTTGGCCGGCAGCCGCAGCCATGGAAGGTTTATCTTGCTCACCAGCAGGGGATAGACGGAGCAACGGCGCTCATTCATGCAGATCCCAACGCCAACGCTGGTGATATCGTAGGAAATCCAAAAGCGATTACGCAGAACGGCGGTACTCCGGACATGACCGTTAGCCAGTTCACGAACTACATCAAAGGTTACGTGGACAGGCATTCGATGATGTATGCGGCAAATGGTGTTCCCACCGCTCAAAACCTTTCGGAGAATTACGAAGCCGGCCTTGAGGCCGTGACCGATCTTGCACGGCAGGAACACCCCGGAGACCCGCAGGCCGAAGAGCGATATCGAAGCCACTTTATTCAGCAGATGGGTCAGCAGATTCACGCCGAGCAGGTGATCAACCAGGCGAACTGGAATACCGTCCGGGCGAGCCTTGCCGGTCCGACTCCCGTCAAGTGATGGCGGGAATTCGTAAGCGATCCAGGGCGCCTCGATGCTTATAACTCCATCTATAAATCCGATCCTTCAGCCTATAACCTCGTTGATAAGGCGATCACCACAAATGCGACGAACGCGTGGGACCCGCCCGCGACAGATCAAACCAATCAACTTTACGATAATCTCAACGGCATGCAGTACACGGACCGAGACCGCTTCTCGAACCTCAACCTCATGCAACACTATGGCGGTATGCCGGTTGCTCAGTTGAACGGTCTGATGGACGCACAGGACAGGATTCGTAAAAATGATCCACCGGAAGCCGCGAAACACACCTCGCTCCAATCGTCTGTCAGCGCAGTGAAAGATTTGGCGGGCTTGGCCGCAGCTTCCGCCGAATCTCCTTTTTATGAAATGGACCGCACCTCGCCCTTCCCGCCCGAGCAGCAAAAGTGGAATGGATTTGTGAGCAAATTTGGACAAGCCCTGGAGGATTGGCGGCAGAATAACGGCGATAGAATCCCGACAGATATGCAGAAGCGGGAGATTGCGCAAGGAATTCTTTTCCCGAACGGCGCGCCAGGGCAACAGCAAACGCCGCAGCAAGCAACGGCGAAACCCACGGAGGCGGCCACGCCGACAGCTACAGAAACACACAGACCGAACGGCGATCCCTTCAGCCTTTGGGTTGCGCAGCAATTAGAGGCGCATGATAAAGTCGTATCTGATGACACCATCGCCGCAACGAAAAAAGCCCTCCTCGCTAAGAATCCCAATATCGAAAAAGAATACCAGGGCATAACCCTGGTTCCCGCACAAAAGGCCGCGAACAATGCCGAATGAGATGGCGTTTGATTTTTCTTTGATTCCTGACGCACCAAAGCCGATGCAGTTCGATTTTTCCGGCATTCCTGACAAACCCAAGCCGGAAAGGACCCCCTACGCCGGTGAAGATCAAGGATCACAGCTTATTTCCTATACTCCCGATTCCTGGATAAACGATGAAATCCCGGCCGCTCCAGCGCAACCGCTCTTTACTCCAGTGCCACGCCCACCGGAAAGACTCTACCGCGAGAATGCGCCGCAGATTTTGCAGGATACATGGAATGCCGCTTCGCCAGAGCCGACTGTAGGTCCTCTTCGTGAACATCCCTTGCGGCCCGATGTCAGAAAGCCTTTATGGACTCTCTTCAAGGAACAAGCCCTTCCCAGCGAGCCGACCGGTATCCTCGAGAATTTGGAGGCCGGTCTTCGCCAGGCGTCCGCGCATGTGGCTGCAAATGTAATATCGCTAATCGGTTTTCCAACGGATGAAAGCGGTGGACCCACCAGGGCGGAGCAGTACAACTCGATTTACAAGCTGATTTACAAAACTATTCTGCCGGATAACGTCGCACCTCCACAGGATTTTCTGGACTCATTAGCTCGCGGGGTTGGAGAGGCCGCGCCGAATCTTGTTGAAACGATGCTGCTTTCCTATGCGACCGGTGGGGTTTTAAATCCGGCGTTCACCGGCATGGCTGAGAAATTCCCAACTTTTGTAGCCAAGCTATTTCCAATCGCCAGGGACGCCCTGACCTTCGGAGCACAGGGCGCACTCGAACCCGAACAGCCGGGCAGACAAGCCGCAATTGGAACGGGTGTAGGCGCGATCCTCGGAACTCTATCGCCTTACAGCAGATTAGCGCGGGTCATAGGCGGCGCTGGCATCGGGGCGGCACAGGAATATCTGACAGACCCTAACGCTACAGCTCAGGATTACGCTAGAAGCGCAACTCTTATGGGCGCTTTCGCGGGGTTGGCCGTAGCGCACGGATTGACCGTGGAAGAAACGATAGCCGGGACGCTTTTTGGTTGGGCAAAAGAAAAGGGTTACACGCCCGAGCAACTTAACAGATCGCTTCAGGTGCAGGGGATTAGGCCGGTTTTGAATGAGTTCGCGGAGGATGTGACACGGGGGTCTGCATCGGTCCAGAAACCTGGAATAGTTGTGGCTGAAAATATTCCTGCTCTGTACGACTTGGCTCTTTCCAGCAAAACGAATCAAAAAATCGAAATTAGATACAAAACGGTCGAGAGCGATGAGGCGGCGAGGCTATTCGAAGTAACTGGCAACAATCTCGAAGGTTATATCCATTCCATTGATAATTATGCCATTCGCCATATCATCAAGGAACACGGAGATCCAGTTACTGAAGCGGCAAGGGGCCAGATCCCCATCACAAAAGACGATATTTCAAAGATCCCCGAAATCGTAGATTCTCCGGACCAAGTAAGGGCTCTTAAAACCAAACAGGGCCGTGAAGGAATCGGGTATCTCAAAAGAGTAGACGGACAGGTTTTTTATGTTGAAGAGATAAGAACCGGGAAAAATCAGCTTGCAGCGGTGTCAATGCGAAAATATCAGGTCGGGGCGCCACGGGCAACTCCCGAAGGAGGCGTCGCGCAACCGTCCGAAACGTTCCCCGACTCTGACTTGGAAAATATACCACCTGAAGTCGATCTTGGCAACACTGGAGCCGAACAGACATCAAGAGGTGAATATACCACCCGAGCAAGCTGAATCTGATAATAAAATCATCGAATTCCGCAACGTCGGCCCCGATACTACAGAAGCAGTTTCCGACGTTTCGGATAAAATAAAAAATCTCGCCGCAACCGAAAGTTCGCGCAACCTATGGCGAAGGCTGACCGGCGCCATAACGATTAATCCGGTCCCAAAACTTGCCCGTGTGGCAAACTGGGTTGCAGACAGGGCCGTCGAGCACGCAAGCGCCCGGATCGCCGTGCCGAAGAACGATATCGAAGCCACTTTATTCAGCAGACGGGTCAGGCGCTCAATGCAGAGCGGGTGACGCAGCAGGCGAACGCCAGAGTTATAAATAATGCTCTGACGGGGCCTGGACCTCTTAAATCCTGGCAGGAATTCATAAGCGATCCTGGAAGGGTGGATGCCTATAACAGTCTCTTCAAAACGGATCGCTCGATCTATGATAAAGTTGATAAGGCCATCACTGTAAATGGTCTTGCCGCATGGGACCCTGCCGCCTCGGCCTCGACCGATCGACTTTACAATCAGCCTTACGGAATGTCGGTAACGGACAGGGACGGTTTCTCCAAACTCGATCTCATGCAGTATTACGGCGGGATGCCGGTATCTCAATTTAAGGACTTGAGAAATATTCAGCAAAAAATTCAGGAAAAGGATCCGGCTGAAGCGGCACGCCAAACGAACATGAGCGCTTCTCTTACAGCCATCAATGACGTGACGGATTTGGCCGCTGTTTCGCCGCAGTCGCCCTATTATAAGATGGATCAAGCTTCGGACCGGGTCTTTGAGCAGCAGAAATGGAACGAGTTTGTTGGAAGATTCGGGCAGGAAATCGGGGACTGGAGGCAGAACAACGGCGGCAAAACACCTTCTCTGCTGCAGGAAAGGGAAATCGCACAGCAAATCCTTTTTCCGCAGGGAGTTCCGGCGCAGGAGCCCCCAGCGTACGCCGGGGCCGCCTCAGGCTCCGAAATCCCAGGGCACGGTGACACAGAGACGCTGGGACGCGGTGCCAAAACCGTCTCTCCATCGTTCGTCCAGCCGGGATCCGATTCAAGGGGTAGGAAGCCAGGTGATTAA